CAACTTCTAGGATTGGATTAACGCTTGCTACTGTATAGGTAGTACCCTTCGTACCACCATCTGAGAAGATGCTTAATCCCTTTACCGCGCTAGACGCTGCAATACTTTGCGACGTGTAACTTGGTTGAGCTATTCTATTTTGTGAGTAACCGGAACCCCCTTTCGTTCCGCGTGATATATTAATCGTAAAGGCGTCTGTATGATTACCTCTAGGTAGAAATTTATATCTAATTCCTCCTCTCCAACCTGAAAAAGCATATGTTACCCAATGTAATAATAATGTATTACAGTAACTATATGCTGCTAGTGCACCAGTGGTGTTAACCGCTCCTGTAACATTACCTCTAAGGTAAGGCATGAGTGGTCTTTCACCGTACATAACTTGATTTCCTGCTGAGCCAGAACCTATGGTGGTATGTAATGCAAATCTTTTCAACATAGTTCTAAAAGATTGTATACTCTCACCAGTAAATACCTTATTTACTAGTTCTGTGTTTTGTTCCGTTGGTCCTAGTGACATAGGATTATCCTGTATAGGGGCACTAGGTTCTTGCGTATTTTGAGCATCAGGAACGATTTCAGCGCCCGCTTGCGCTTCAAATCCTTCTTGTGGCTTGAATACAAAATTTTAGAAATGATCATCCGGAACAAATACTTCGAAATCATCTCCCATGGACACATAAACATTAATCTGTATATCATTATTGACTGTACTATTAGGTACTGTCAATTCGTTAACGATATAAACTCCAAGAACACCATTTCCTTCTTCCCTTGAAAGAAATCTGGTAGTTCCATACATTTGGGTTACACTATCCAATCCTGGGTAGTGGTGATCCAATAATGTTTTATCTTGTCCATTTCCAACCTCTATTGTGAAATCTTGCTCCTCTGATATATCTATAATTTTCAAATAGTTAGTGTTATATTCATTAACTGCTAACCAATTAGGATCATAGACTACCTTGAGCCTGCCTTTATGAAAATTGGAACAAACTACTTGAAATCGAAATTTCATAGTACCTGTCCAATATTTAAATGGCAATGTTGCCATGGCAGTAGCTGGAAAATGAAAAGCAACTGGCGGACCTGCGGTCT